CAACAATCAAAAAGATCATTTAAATTTTGTGCAAACTATAACATATGAATATATCTAATTACTATTGGTATTTTAGTGGTGTGTTAACACCTAAATTTTGTGATGATGTTATAGCTTATGCTAATCAACAAAAAGAAGTTATGGCTAGAACTGGTGGTTATGGTGATAGAGAATTAAATAAAGAAGAAGTTAAAAATTTACAAAGAAAAAGAAAATCAGATTTAGTTTGGCTTAATGATACTTGGATATATAAAGAATTACACCCTTATGTGCATCAAGCTAATAGAGATGCTGGTTGGAATTTTGATTGGGAAAGAAGTGAATCTTGCCAGTTTACAAAATATAAATTAAACCAATACTATGATTGGCATTGTGATAGTTGGGATAAACCTTATGATCGTAAAGATGTTAATCATCCTGAACACGGCAGAATTAGAAAGTTATCTATGACTTGTCAATTAACAGATGGATCAGAATACAAAGGTGGTGAATTAGAATTTGATTTTAGAAACTATGATCCACATATGAGAGACGAATCAAAGCATAGAATACAATGTAAAGAGATATTACCAAAAGGGTCTATTATTGTATTTCCTAGTTTTGTGTGGCATAGAGTTAAACCAGTAACATCAGGAACAAGATATAGTCTTGTAGTATGGCATTTAGGGAGGCCTTTTAGATAATGTTTATAAATAGTTATTTTCCAACTGTAATATGGAATGAGGAAAAACCAGAGTTTGTTAAGTCATTAAACAAAGCAAGCAATAAATATATTGCTGAAGCTCGTAAAAGAGAAAAAGAATTTATAAAAAAACACGGTGATTTTGGAAGATCATATCACTCAACACCACTTACAGCTGATAATGATTTTTTAGATTTTAGAAATTATATAGGTCAAAAGTCTTGGGAGTATTTAGATCATCAAGGTTATGATATGTCACGATACACAACTATATTTAGTGAGCTTTGGGTACAAGAGTTTGCTAAAAAAGGTGGTGGACATCACTCTGCACACATACATTGGAATCAACACGTATCAGGTTTTTATTTTTTAAAGTGCAGTGATAAAACATCATATCCAATATTTCACGAACCAAAAACTGGTGCAAGATGTACAAAATTAAGAATGAAACCAGACATAAAAGGTGTGTGGCCAGGTCACGAACAATTTCACCTTAAACCAAAACCAGGTTCATTAATTATATTTCCAGGGTACTTGGAACACGAGTATGCAGTAGACTTTGGACTTGAGCCTTTTAGATTTATACATTGGAATATACAAGCTGTGCCGAAAGAAATGGCTAAAGATGTTTAAAAAGAAAAAGTATACAGTAATCAGACAAGCAATATCAAAAGACCTAGCAGCTTTTGTTGCAAATTATTTTTTAATGCAAAAGCAAGTTTATGATACTTGCAAAGCCTCAAGATACTTTTCACCATTTGAAAATATTATAGGTCACTATGAGAGTAAAGACGAACAAATACCAGACACTTATTCTCACTATGGAAATATAGCTATGGAAACCTTGATGCTTAAATGCCAACCAGAAATGGAAAAAGCAACAGGGTTAAAATTATATCCTGCGTATACATATGCGCGAATATACAAAAAAGGTGATGAATTAAAACGACACAAAGATAGATTTAGTTGTGAAATATCTACTACTATGAATTTAGGTGGAGATGATTGGCCAATATATTTAGAACCATCTGGAGAAGTTGGTAAGAAAGGTGTTAGAGTGGACTTAAAACCAGGAGATATGCTGGTTTATTCTGGATGTAAGCTAGAGCATTGGAGAGAAAAATTTAAAGGTAAAGAATGCGTACAAGTTTTTCTGCATTATAATAACCGTAAGACACCTGGAGCGAAAGATAATATGTTCGACAAGCGTCCTCATTTAGGTCTTCCTTCTTGGTTTAAACGATGATATAATCCTTAGATGGAGGCAGGGCACCACCACATACCCCCTGTCTCCTTTTAAGGACATTTATGAATTTAGGTTTTGACGCAATATCACAACTTCCTATATCTCAAGTAGGAGCAGATAATACAGTAACAATTATAACAACAGGTAACAATTTAGTTGCTAGTATAGGTAATCCTAATATTACAGCTAACTCAGTTACAGAGAATATAACTGGTAATCAACTAACACTTGGTATTGGAACAGTAACAATAGTTGGTACAGCTAATCTTGAAGCACCTAAAACACCACTAACTTTAGGAACGGGTAACGTTACAGTTTCTGCAGACGCTAATGTAGAAGCATCTGGAAACAACTTGATTATACGTACTGGATCTGTTACTATTACTGGAACTGCGAGTATAGAAGCACCTGCTACCGCTATGACATTAGGAACAGGCGAAGTGGGGATTATTACGTGGAATGAAATTATACCAGGAGCAACAATGGTTTGGACACCAATAAAACCGTACTAATATGGCATCAACATTTTCAACAGATTTAGCATTAGAACTTGTAGCAACCGGTGAAAAAGCTGGTCTATGGGGAACTATTACAAATACTAATTTACAAGTATTACAACAATCAACATCAGGTGTAATTGATGTAGCAATGACATCTGGTTCAGATGTTACTTTAGCTTTATCAGATGGTGCAACATCAAACGGTAAAAATATTTATCTTAAATTAACTGGCACAATGACAGCTAACATTAGTTTAATTATACCTGCATCTACAACAGGTGGTACAGCTACAAGATTATACGTCATTCAAGATGCAACAGACAGAACTACAGCAAACAAATATACATTAAGTATTAAAACAGCCGGGTCATCAAATCCAATAGCTGTTCCTGTAGGAGCTACAATGTTAATTCATTCTAACGGAACAGACGCAAGATTAGATATTTTGCAAAAAGGTAATTTTGCAATTACATCTAGTTCTATTACTGCATACACTGCAGTGGCTGGTGATAATTTATTAATTGATACAGCAGCAGCTCAAGTTACTATCACACTACCAGCTAGTCCAAGTATGGGTGATGAAGTATCTATAATGGATGTATCAGCAACTGGAGGATTTGCTTCAAACAAAGTAATTGTAAATAGAAACAGTCAACCAATAAGAGGTGCTGCATCTAATTTAGATTTAACATCTAACAATCAATCGATTAAATTAAGATACACTAACGCAACCAAAGGTTGGCAATACGTATACAACCAAACAACATAGGAGTAATCAGTGCTTACGAAAATTAAGTTTGCTCCTGGAATCGATAAACAAGATACTTCAGTCGGAGCAGAAGGGCGTTGGGTTGACTCAGATAATGTAAGATTTAGATATGGCCTACCAGAAAAAGTAGGTGGTTGGTCCTCTCTTTTAACAGATACAATCGTAGGTGTAGCTAGAAAACAACACGCATTCGTTGATACAGACGGCAATAGATATGTAGCTATCGGCACAGATAAATTTTTACTTTTATATTTTGAAGGTCAATTATTTGATATAACTCCTCTTAAAACTGCAATTACAGGTGCAACATTTACTTTTAATGGAACAACAACTGTAACACTAACAACGTCAGCGGATCACGGTATTGCTGTAGGAGATATAATTAGATTAAGCGCAACAACTTTACCAGGCGGTACAACAGGTGTAACTACAGCAACTTTTGATAATATAAACTTTCAAGTATTGTCAGTGCCATCTTCTACAACTTTAACTATTCAAGCAGCTACTGCAGGTTCAGCATCTAGTGGTGGATCTGTAACTATTACTCCTTATGAAGTAGTGGGCCCAGCAGCTCAATCTTATGGTTATGGATTTGGTATTGGAAACTATGGTGGAACAATTACTGGTGTTGCACAAACAAATTTAGACGGAGCGTTGAACGCGGATACTGCTGGTACAGGTGGATCAGGAACTTCAATTACAGTTGATTCAACTACTGGTTTTGATGCTGCTGGTACAATTTTAGTAGAAAATGAATTAATTACATACACATCAAAAAACGCTACAAATTTTTTGGGTATTACTAGAGGTACAAACGGAACAGCAACTGCTGGTACATCAAATGGACAAGCTCACTCTGATGGAACTTTAGTTCAAAACGCAACATTGTTTGCAGGTTTTGGTAGTGCGGTACAGGCATCTACCGTAACTCTTGAACCAGGACTTTGGTCATTAAGTAATTTTGGTGAAGTTCTTGTTGCAACAATTGCAAATGGTAAAACATTTACTTGGGATGCAGGAGCTGCTAATCCAACAGGCAATAGAGCAGCAACAAATACATCAGGATTTGAAACAACAAATAATCCAACTGCAACTAGAGTTACTTTAATATCACCAACAACACGTCACTTAATTCATTTTGGAACAGAGGTAACTATAGGTTCACCTACAACACAAGATGATATGTTTATAAGATTCTCTGTTGATGAAGATATAAATAATTATACACCTGAAGCAACCAACACCGCAGGCACACAAAGACTACAAGATGGTACAAAAATTATGGGTGCATTAGTTGCAAAAGAAAATATTCTGGTATGGACTGACAATGCATTATATGCAATGAAATTTGTTGGTGCACCATTTACATTTGGTTTTGAACAGGTGGGTACAAACTGTGGATTGATAGGTAAAAATGCAGCAATTGAAATTGATGGTGTTGCATATTGGATGGGTAACAATGGATTCTTTTCTTTTGATGGTACAGTTAATACACTGCCTTGTTCTGTTGAGGATTATGTTTATGATGATATTGATACAACAAAAGGTCAACAAATTTGTGCAGGTATAAACAATCTATTTACAGAAGTTATTTGGTGGTACCCTACAGCTAATGCTACATTTAATGATAGATACGTAGTTTATAATTATGGACAAGATAATGCTAATTTACCTATGGGTAATTGGTATACAGCTACAAATACAAATGCAATGAGAACAACTTGGATTGATTCATTAGTATATCCTAAACCATATGCAACAGCTTTTAATAGTTCTAACACAGGAACTTTTCCTGCTATTCAAGGTGAAACAGGTTTGGGTCAAACTGTATTTTTTGAACACGAGGTGGGGACTGATCAAATTAATCCTGATGGTAGCACAACAGCCTTAACTTCTTTTGTTGAGTCGTTTAGTTTTTCTTTACAAAAAGATCAAAGTGAAGTGTTTTTAGCTATGCGTAGATTTTTACCTAACTTCAAAGTATTAACTGGTAACAATCAAGTAACCATATCTGTAAAAGATTTTCCTGCAGACCCAAGCGCTGCAACCACATTAAGTCCTTTTACAATTACATCTAGTACAACTAAAGTTGACACCAGAGCCAGAGGACGCTATGCAAATATTAAAATAGAAAATACGGGCGCCGGTGAATCGTGGAGATTTGGTACGTTTCAGGTAGACCTACAACCAGACGGAAGGAGAGGATAATGGCAAAGATAGTAGTAAGATTACCAGAACCTAAAAAAGAATATAGTGAAGATAACCAAAGACAAATAAACAGAGCGTTATCTATCTTAATAGAACAATTAAACTCAACATACTTAACACAACAAAAAGAAGATCAAGAACGATTTACTTGGTTAGGATTAGGTTAATGGCAAATATATATAAAAACGAAAAAACAAGTTTAACAACTACAGCACTTACTACTTTATATACAGTGCCATCAAACTCTAGAGCTATTGTTAAGTCTTTATTAGTAGCAGAAGACGCCGGTAGTACAGCAGTTGTCAAAGTGACTTTAGTAGATGCAGCTGCAGCTATTTTTGTAGTAGATAATGATGTTAATTTATCTGCTAATCAAAAAGAACAAGTATTGAGTGAACCTTTAATTATGAAAGAAAGTGAAATATTAAAGGTACAAGCAAGTAGTGGTGCAGTAGATGTTATTGCATCTGTACTAGAAATTAATAGGGAGGATAGATAATGCCATTTGTAGAGCAAGAAGAAGGATACTCAGAACAAAAAATAGACGGCAAAACAGTTAAAGTCTATAAGCCAAGAGTAGAGGTAACTATAAAACACCTTAAAACAGGTAGAGAATATCTATCAGATGCAGAGGCTAAAGAGGATGTAGATAGCCCAGTTACTGATACTACACAAGATGATATATCTAGAAGTGTAAATATCGTGGTGGGACCAGGTGCTTTGGGTGGTAAAACTAACATATAGGATCGTTGACGAATGTATAAAAACCTAGTAAATTGTTCTATACTCGCCTTTTTACAAGCTTTGCGAACTTGCTTCAATATTGACAATATAAAGAGAAACGTATGGGATTTTTAAAGAAAATATTCAAACCAGTATCAAAGGTATTAGACAAAGTAATACCTAATGAAATCAAACCAGCATTACCATATTTAGCTGCGTTTGCACCTTACTTTGGACCTACATCAAATTTATTAGGACAAGGTATTATGAGAAGAGCTATAATGTCTGGTGGTTTAAATATTGGTGCACAGCTTGCACAAGAAGGTAACGAAGGTGATATTAATTTATTATCAGCGGGACTCGGAGCGTTGTCAGGTGCAATGACTGCCCCTGGTGCAGCGGATACTTTTGCTGGATCGCGAGTCGTTGGAACTGGTGCAGATGGTAAAGCTATCACAGCTAGTGAGTATGCAAAATTAAGTGAGGGTGCAAATTTAGGAACAGGAGCTTTTCAAGAATCTATTGGAATGGGAACCCCTGATTTTGGATTTGTAACTCAAGCTCCAGTAAAAGGTCCAATTCCATTTGACCAAGTTGTTAAAGGTGGATCATCAGGAATAACTGGTTTATCAAAAGCTAAAAACTTAGCGTTAACAGGATTAGAAAAAGGATCTCAATTTATTAGCGAAGGTATGGCTGGTGGATTAAAAGATAAAGCGCAAGTTCTTGCGTTACCAGCTGCAACAGCGACTGGTGATTTAATGCAAGCAGAAGCAAGACAATTAGAAAAACAAGCAGCTATTGATGCTGCGTTAGCAGAGGCAGAAGCATTAGCGGATGCTGGAATGAGAGGTGATGCAATTAGAAATGCGATGAGAGCTTACGGATTCTTTACTGACGATGAAATAGAAAGCACAGTTTCATCAGCAGGATACAAAGCTGGTGGTAGAGTAGGATTAAGATTTGGTGGTATGGAAGCGGCGATTGAAAACATAGAAGATCAAGACATAAAAGAATCAGTTAAAATGGTAGCAGATATGCCTGATATGGATTTAATGGATCTTATAGAAGAATTTGAAATTATATTTAAAAGAAAACCAATGAATATGGATGAGTTAAAACAATTTTACAGAGAAAATTATGAAATGGAAAGTCCTGTTAAATTAAAAGAAAAAGTTAAAGAAAAAATTACAATGGAAGCTAAAGATGGTGGACTAATGGATCTTGGTGGTAAAGAGATGGATTTAAGAGGTGGAGGATTTGTACCGATAGGTAAAAAAGAAAGAGCAGATGATGTACCTGCAAGACTTTCTAAAAATGAATTTGTAATGACTGCTGATGCAGTTAGAGCAGCGGGTGGTGGCAGTATTAATGAAGGTGCTAAGAGAATGTATAAAGTAATGAATGATTTGGAGGCTAGAGCATAATGTCAACTACAACTACGATAACAAAACCAGCACCGATATTAGAGGGTTCGCTTACCGCCTTTTTAAAATCAATTGATAAACTAGGAGCGGGTGCAGTACCATCTACGTTTACTGGTATTGATACATCTAAATTTGCTCCTCAAGTAGCCGATCAAGTAAAATTACAAACAGATGCAGCAGCTGCAGCAGCTGATTTAGGAACTTTAGTTGGACCGGATGCATACAAACAATTTATGTCTCCGTATCAACAAGAGGTTATTGATACAACATTAGCAGAATTTGACAGACAACAAGCAATAGCAGATACAGCATTAAGAGATCAAGCTATTCAAAGAGGTGCTTTTGGTGGTGCAAGACAAGGCGTGATGGCAGCTGAAGCAGCAAGAGGTGCTGCAACTAATAGAGCAAATCTACAAGCACAATTATTAGCACAAGGATTTCAACAAGCACAAGCAGCGGCAGCACAAGACTTAGCTGCAAGACAAGGATTGGGTCAATATCAATCTGCACTGGGTCAACAACAACAAGCTGTGGACCAAGCAAAATTAGATGCAGCACAAATTGCAGCTAAAGAAGAACAGTTCCAACCATTCACACAATTAGGATTGATTGGTCAACAACTTGCACAGATTCAACCAGGAGCATTCCCTACACAAACTGTAGGTGTTGGAGCAACTACACCAACGGCTAGTCCTATGTCACAATTCTTAACAGGTGCAGCGGGTATTGGTGGGATTGCTGGTAAATTAGGATTATTTGGATAATGAGCAGAATATTAAGAAGACCTATGTTTAGAGGGGGACAGGTAATAGATAGCCGTGGAACGGGTATCACATCTGGATTAATGGATGGTGGTAGAGTGGGTTATCAATCAGGTGACATAGTTTTAGGAAGTGATTTATTAAAAAAAGCTAATCTACCAACTGATCTTTCTGAATTAAATAAATTCAAAGCTTCTGCAGCTATGCCTTTTCCATATAAAGTTGGCGCAGCCGATAAAACTATAAAAGAAACAGTAGAAAGTGAAGTAGAAAAACCATCTGATGTAATGAAAGGTTCTGTAATCGATAAATTTGACGCGACAAAAGAAGCTGATCAAATAGGCTCTGATGTATTAGATTCTGACTTTGCAACAACAGAAAAAATTACTTTACCGGATGGTACAACTAAACAAGTAACAAAACCACAAGAGGACCTATCACCTTTAGTTAAACTAAATCTTGGAATAATAGATAGAGAGCAATACAACGCAGAGATGGAAAAAATAAACGCAGAAAAAGCTGCTAAACAAGAAAAAGCTCCTGCAGCAAAAGTTATATTTGATGAAGATGATGATGAGATTATAGATCCTAATAAAAATAAAGAAGTGCCAACAGAATTATCTGCAAAAGAAATGGTAGCAGAAAATAAAAAATTATTTGCAGAGATGTTAGGAATGGACAAAGCTAGAAGTTCTGACATCGGTGATATGTTATTAAGATTTGCGGCAGCACCAGGTGCTACGACCCAAGAAAAATTCCAAACATACTTACAAGCAGAATCACAAGCTGGTAAAGGTAGAGCAGAAAAAATTAACGAAACAGCGGCAGCTCTTGCAATCAACGACTACGTTGCAGGTAAGAGATCAAAAGAAAATTTAGCACAGACACTTGCAGCTGTAGATTATAAAATAGATAAAACACTAAAAGGTTCTGTACCACAACCAGATGATGATTGGAGAACTGCAGTATTCAAAGCAGCAGGTAAAGACGACAGTATATCTAGTGATAAAACTTTAGGAAAAGCTTTAGCCGGTAAGTTTGGTAAATCAGTTGCTTCTATTCAAGTAAAAGAAATTGCAGATATTAATAAAGATAAAGTAAAAGAAGATTTTATCGTAGGATTTAATATTGTAACATTAAAAGACGGTAACAAAGTTATCGTAGAAAAAGGCGCATCAGGAGAAATCAAAATAAGAGACGATTTACCGGTATACTAGGAGGATAAATGGCTACCCTAGAAGAACAGATAGCAGCGTATCAAGCAAAGACAGGCAGTGTAGGCACAGGCGGATCAGGTGATGTTGGTCTTGCAACATCTATTCTTGCAGGTTTAGGATCAGGTGTATTTAAAATCTTTGAAGGTGTGGCTAGTTTAGGTGCAACTCTTTTAGATTTAGGTGTGGATAAAGATCGAGCAGAAGCAGTAGAAGAATATTTTGATAAAATAAACCCATTCGATGAAGCAGCGGAAGCAACAGCTGCTGGTAAAATTACAGAACTTATTGTTAATATTGGTATACCTGGTGGTGTAGCTTTTAAAGTTGGATCAGGCTTAACTAAAGCAGCGTTACGAGCAAAAGAAGCTGGGACCTATTTAAGCAGAGCTGAAAAAGTAAGAAGATTTGGTCAGGGTGCATTGGCAGGTGGTGTAGCAGAAGGTGTTTTCGTAGGTAATGTGGATGATGCCGGTACGTTTGGAGATTTTTTAGGTGGGCCTACAGCTATTGACAGAAACCCTGAAGGACCCGGTGCAGAGTTATTAAACAGATTAAAGTTTGGTATTGAAGGTGCAGCGTTTACCGGAGCCATTGGTGCGGCGGGTGCAACACTCAAAAGAATGAGAAAGGTTCGTGGAACGAACAAAGCTAAAGAAGGTTTTGATAAAGGTATAGATAAACTTGATAGTTGGTTTAGAGCTAATGGTATTAAACCTCAAGAAGGTTTTGACATTGCAATGAAAAAAGAAGGAGCTCTTGCAAAAGATATAAATTTTTCTGAGGGACTGATGAGAGACATTGATAACCTTGCAACAAAGATAGCCAACAATTATCAAAAAACAGCAGTCAATAAAATAGATAATAAAATTGTTAAAGAAAGAATTTTAAGACAGATGAATGACGTATTGATGTCAGGATCTGCAAAGAACGGTAAACTTAAACCTTTGTTTGGTCAGGTTGATGAGATAGCAATTGACACTACTACAGGTAGACCTTTTAGAACAGGTGCTGGTGTGCTTAAAGATTTAGAAGCTGGTAGTCCATTACCAAAAACAGCAGACATACCTAACCCTTTAGATCCTACTAAAGTAAATACTGTTAATACTAAAACAGGCAGACAACTTTACGACGTTCAAATAGATAGAATGGACGAAGTTAAAGTTAATAAGTTAAGAAAAATATTAAAAGAAAGATACAAAGTAGATGATGAAGATGTAAAAGATTTACTTGGATCGTTTGTAAGTTTTAGAGGTAAACTTGGTGAACTCTTTACTTCTATGGGTAGAAGATTTAATCCTGAAGCATTAGAAACATTTGAGGAAATGTTACCCAAGTACATCAACGATGTGGTTGACAGAGGTTATGATGTATTTAAAAATAATAAAACACAATGGTCGACAGCTTTAAATTACCCACCAACAAAAGCAATTATTAATCAAGCGGTAGAAGATTTTAAATTTATAGCCGATCGAAAAGGTATAGCTTTATCTGATGAAGCAGCTTTACGATTAGTAAATTCTACTTGGCGTGGTGCAAGTATTGATAAAGGTTTTAAATTAGGTGTAGGCCAACCAAGTATTCCAAGATTAAAAAGTGTTCCTGAATTTATGGTCAAATCTTTACAGGATAAACTTGATCCAAAAATTTTAGATAAAACAACCTCTTCTAATCTAGCAGAACTTACAGGTATGTCTCAACAAGTTGTTAAAAGATTATTAGGTAAATCAAAAAACCCAATGAATAGTATTGTTGAAGGCACACAAAATTTATCTGCACAAGTAAGAAGTAATGAATTTTTTGATAATTTAATTTTAAAAAACAACGTATTAAAAAAAAGATATGATGAGTGGCTAGCCGGTGGTAGAGTTGGACCAGAACCAAGAATACCTTTTTTATATAATAACACTGGTGAGGCTATGAAATATGCTGGTGGTAGCCCTGAAGACTTTGCTAGAATTGGTGGGGCAGCAGATCAAGCAGCATTTA